CTTGCCAGGGGTGCGTTTAATATCGGTAGCAAAGGGACTAGGCTGACTTATGGCAGTGCCCTGTATACCGGGTAGGGTAATTGCTTGACAGAAGTAAACTAAGTGAGGCGTTCTATGCAAAACCATCTTATATTCATTCAACTGCATAGGGTTGATTGACTTTGGTTGTCTGGCTATTGCATTAGTTATGAATGTAGACATATAGGGTATTTATAAAAGAATAGGGGGTTCCTTGCGGAACCCCCCATTTAATCAAATCTGTGTCCTACTTATTATGCACCACCGTAAGAAGCATCGTTACCATGCAGGTTTGTTACTCTGAAGATACGGTAGTATTGATTGCGTCTGCGTGACAATACTTCTGCATCTGGCAGACTGTTGCTGTTGAGAACATATGGATTACTTACCATACCGTAACGGGTCTTGAACCCGATCTTTGGTTGGAAGTTACCAGTATCAACGGCTCTTACCATTTGGAGCGGTACATACGGGCAGTAGAAGAGTCCTGCATCGTACGGACTTGTTCCCTTGTAACCTACGCATACGAAGTTAACTGGGGAGAACGACTCTGTGTGGGTTGGCATCGAATATGGATCGATATAAACCTTGACTCTACCACCGTGCAGAGTACCAGCAAAGCTGTTACCATTTACATCGGTATTGAGAGCACCACTGAAAGCTGGTGAGAAGTCGAGCAATCCGCTCATACTGAGAGCAGCGGCGACATCTGGGCTGACGATGATGAAGTTACCCTTACCACGGCGAGTTTCTGCACCAACTACATTGCATTCGCGCTCGATTTGGAAGGTTAAACCACGGAACTTTTCTGCACTCCAACGACCGTCGGAGTCAAGTTCCAGATCATAGTTGCCACCACCACCATTACCATTCAGTCCTGCTCCGGCACCCTTACCTGCGAGGTCGTTTTGTTGGCAACCCAACTTAGCAACATCGTAGATTTGTCTGACCAACTCGCGGTTGATTTCAAACATGATTTCGGTGGAGAGAATGTTAGCTAACTCGGTCTCAGCATCAAGTCCGTGAACGGCCTTGAGATCTTGAGCGAGTTCAGTTGTGTACTCTGCCTTGAGGGCGCGAGTCTTAGCTGTTACGGCTGTCTTTTCGATGGTGAACGACATTTCACCGAAAGCATTACCACCGCTACCACCGAGGTTTTCACCATAGGCAGTTGTCATACCACGACCAGCTTCGAAGCGGCCGTCGGTACCAGCACCACCGTCATCGGCGAAGATGTCGCCCATATCGCCACCAGCAGCGTAGCTAGTTCCAGCGCCAGCACCGAGCGAAGCTCCGGTACCACCAGAGAATCCGGTGTTAGCTTCCTTCATGAAAGCTTCATTAGCATTGGTTGGTCTTGCACCGAAGTTATTAGCGCCGTACTTGGTCTTCATCGCGAAGATGAGTCCTGTTGGACCATTCATCGGTTGAACACCAGCAAGGTCGTATGCCATAAGATTTGGCATAGCTCTGCGAACCAAGCTGATCATGATAGGATCGAATGAATCGATACCTGTTCCTGATGTGCTTGATGCGCCAGATTCAAAACCACCAATGTTGCCCAGGCCTGTGCCCGAGATACCTTGATAGTTTTCGCGGAGTGCGCGCTCTTGGTTTTCCAAGAGAATTGTGGTGACTGTCTTCTTGTAATTATCTGTAATGGTTGGCAATGCCTTGTGCTCAAGGATTGGTGACCATTTCTTGCGGGCTGACTCTGTTAACATTTGACGATTCGGGTCCATCTTGTTTTCTCCTTTAAACCTTTATTTGTCTGACTTTATTTATAATTTCCTGATTTTTGAATTAAGAATTCAGGGTTCTGTTGATTGTTTTGTAATACAGTTCCATTTGCGGGGTGAGTTCCACATCATCTTCATTTACATCTTCTAATGTAGATTCTAATAAGGTTACTTGCTCATTCATTCTGTCTTGCTTGCTAGAAGCTGGAACAGATGTTGATTTTTTACCTGTAGAAACGATGCCTTCGATCAGAGTTTGCACTTTGGAACGGAAGCTATCTTCATCGGAATATTCAAGGTTTTCTGCAATTTCTCTAGCTTTTTCAGCTTGAAGAACTGACAGTCCTCTTGTTTCTTCAGCAAAGACTCTTTGTGCTGTTAGCAGTCCGATCTCTCTGTAAAGATTCACATTCTTTTCGATTTCTTCATTGATTCGCGATTCTAAAGTTACAACTGCTTCAGAAAGCTCATCAAAGAGATTTGTTTTCTCTTGTGGCACTTCGACATACGATTCGTTAAACAGATTCTTGAGTCCACCGATGAAATCTTCGGCAATCTCAGTTCTTAATCCGTTTTCTATTGCTACGGTATTTTCCTTTACCCACTCTTGAATTACATACGAAAGATAGTCATCGAGTTGCTCAACCAGAGCAGATTTGACTGTTTCGACTTCTTCTACGAGTTTCTCTTCGAATTGTTCGATAAGAGCTTCTGTGATTGTTTCTACTTTGCTTGTTATAGCAGCTTCGTAGATTTCAGCAGCATTCTTGACGAAATCCTCAGAGAGATCTTGCGATCCGAAGATAGCAGCTAAATCGTTTGTGAGTTCTTCTGTTGTCATTTGCGGAGCTTGTGGGGTGATGTACGATGGTTTCATTTGCAGTGTTGCGGCGTTTGCAGCAGCATTTGTTGCAGTTGGTTGAATGATTTGCTCACCCTTACCAAATGCATCTTTAACACCACCACCAAGTGCATCATGTGCAACTCCACCACCTTGAGCGGCTTGTGGAAGTTGACCCTTGAGAGAAATTGATGCAGCAGCAGAAGTAGTTGCAGAACCCTTCATAGCGTCACCAACAGCTTTCTTTACTGGAGCAGAAGTTTCTTCTTCTTCGCCGTCTTCTTCTTGTTCTTCTTCTTCGCCATCTTCTTCTTGTTCTTCTTCGCCTTCTTCATCTTGATCTTCGTCTTTTTCTTCGACGAGTTCGTATTTATTGAATAAATCTTTTACGATTTCTTCTGCTATTTTCTTAGGGTCCATATGTTAATCTCCTTGATTTGTCGCTCTGTTATTTATATATTTCACATTTTAGATAAGAAATCTCGGAAAACTTTAAGTTTTGTTTCTTCGAGGTTTCTAGATCCAGCTTTATTTATTTGTTTCTTGTAGTCTTCGATGAGGGAAGTTTTAAATATGCCATTATCCCACACCCATTCTTTACCTTCCATGATACCATTCACGAATGCATTTGGCGCAGACGGATCTGCAACTACATCGACAGCGGCTAGCATGAAGTCGGATTGAACCATATTGACACCATTGCGTTCAGCCAAAGAACCCATACCGCGAGTAGATACACCAAGTTTGGCTCCCTCGTCTATTAAGTTTTGTACGATTCTACCATATGGGGTATCCATGATCTTTGCATTACCCATCACTTGAGCACCTTCCATATGAAGATCTTTGATCATGTGACAGACTCTTTCCAGATTTACTGTTGGTCCTTCTGGATGTCCTAATTCACCTAATGCACGACTATTTTTTACATAGTTTTCGGTATATGTTCTGACTGCTCCCTCAAGGATTGGGCCATCATACATTCTGTTATTTCTATTCACGACATTAGATTCTGCGAAAATACCACGAATGAAGTAAGATTTCTTACCTTCGTTGTTTTCTACGATATATTGAATATCTTGTTGTCTAGTCTCGGTAATCAGTTTCATGTATATTACCCTTTCTTTCTTAAGGCAGCAAAATCGGCTGCGGTAAGTTTTCCTTTTGGTTTAGCAAGATCTAGCTTCTTTTGATTGCCTTTGAGTTCTTCTTGAACTTCTTGTGGAGGATTGAACATACCACCAGCAACAACTTGTTTGGCAGAATTCATATATTCCCCAGCTTTTACATACAATGATGTGTGAACTTGGTTTCGGAATGCTTCTAAGTTGTTATCAAATAAAGAATCAATTATTTTTTCTGTAGACATATATACCTCTTTTTACTATTTATAATATCTAATATTGCTAATTAAGGAACTGGAGGAACTGAAACTGGGGATATTCTTATTACTGCGCTGGTTGCAAATAATCCATTGTTGTTTACTGTTGCACCTGGTCCTAATCCATTCTCATTGGCTGTTCCCTGCGACGATAAATTTCTGATTTTTGGGAAAGTAGTCTGTGGCATCAAACACCATGAAGCTAATGGTATAAAACCAGTCGTTAAGCCTTCACTTAAATTCAAACACCTAGGCATAGATGTATTCCCTGCTCCTTGTGCGTCTGGATTCCAATTTCCAGTACCATCAAAATACTCTATTCTAGCTATTTCAGGAAGATACGAACTACCAAATACAGATTCTATGGGTCTTTCTGTTAACATGCATGCCGGTGTCTTTAAAAAATCATATGCACAATTGTAATTTATATCACCGAGAGGAGTTTTAACAAAAACAACCCGACCAAACGGTTCTTCACCCAAATCTGGGTCTGACACATCAGATGATTCTTGTCCAAAAATATATCTAAATCCACAAGTAGAATAAGAAAAATGACAACCACCAAACGGTGATTGTATTTTGTACAAATTTTCATGACCAATATAATATGATCGGTTACAAAACGCTGGCAAATTTTTTAATAAATTATTTGTAAATCCGGAACCAAGTCCACCACAAAAGAAAGATGCTGTATTTACACATTCTTGGGTCCACCCCGTCCCGTTGTTAGCACAGCAAGAAGGTTGAGAAGCACACACGGTTTGGCAACAACCAAGGTCATTGCAGAATGGAGTTGCATGGACGGTTAAGCAATCTCCAGCTGTAGGATTTCCGCAAAAAGGTATATCACTACAACCACATTCTGGAGTTTGTCTTGCCATTTTTACACAAATAGAATCCCAACCAAACTGCCCATTGCAACACTCAGGTAGTACAGCACACACAGCAGTCTGACATGGAATATTTATTGGACATCCCAAAAAATTTGACGGCGCACAACAGCTATCTTCTGGATTACATAATCTTTGATCAGCTCCTAATGTACACGGAGTAGATCTTGTGTTATCTTCTTCAAGAACATTTAATTTATATAACCCATATGGCAAAGACATATCATTATTCGTTAATGAAATGCTAAGAGGATCTGTGTTGTTACGAATAAGCGATGAAGGGGCTATATATGGTATTATTTCTGGATTTGCTGGATCTAATGTACTTCTATAATCAATATACTCGCTTACAAATTCTTCAGATGAAGCACTACATGTAATTGGATCTATTTGTACTGGAACTAAGTATTGTTTTCTTTTATGACTATCAGCTGCAGTAGAAGTTAAAAAATCTTCAAGGGGCAATAAAGTAGGCTGGGGTCCGGGCAAGTTTGCAGCAACTGCAGATAGAAGTACATTTTGAAAAGTATTGACTTGTTGTGAGCCAGCAACTGAGCCAGCAACTGCTAATCTACGAACTGAAGTATATCTATTCAGTTTTTTATTCTGAAGCGCAATTGTAATACCAGCTGGTTGTTTTTGCGTAATGCCAAAGCCGCCCTCCCACGAAAATACTACAACATCTATAGGAGGAACGGGCAGTCCCGGACCCGCACTCTGAGTCTCCGGAGAATAATTAGTACCTCCAGAAAATGTTGTCTGTTGCTGAAGGATGGTCGTATTTGGACCACTTTCGGTTCCTGGTATTATTTCTATTATTATGTCAGCAAACCATGCAGATCCTGGAGAATCTACTACTTCCGGGCTTCCATCAATATTATTCCGACAACTCGCAATAGTTGTTGCTACTTTCATTCTAGCAACATATACTCCAACTATTTCAAACTTGCTAGTAAATGTATGTTTTCTAACTTTTGTAATTCTTGTACCAAAAAGCTCTATTTCATGCCATCTAGATTCATCTATTCCATTCAATTCATATGTTTGTCTATTTCCTTCTGGAAAAAATTTAAAATATTCGTCAGTTGGTACACCATCTATTACAAGTCTATCTAATGTTCCAGACCAATTTAATGGAAGGTGATCCGCTTCTCTGTATCTACTATAATACAGATCAATTGTGCCTGTACTGTCCATGGCAGTAGTTTTCCATTGAGAACACCAATTAGGTTCGAAAAAAGAAGGGACTCCACTATATTCTACGGCAATTTGATCTGGTAAATTATCTGGAGTTGGTGTTGCATAATCTGCTGAACAGCATTTCTGACAAGAACAACTTGTTGTTACTAGAGAACCTATCATGTACAAATTCCTACTACTGCATTTGGGGATTTGAAGTAAAAGTTTCCTTTACTATCAACTTCAATATCTACAATACTTCCAATTGGAACATGACTGAATAGGAATCCAGTAGAAGAATTTAATTTAAATCCTTCTGGAGTGGTGGCAGTAGCTGCGGTATATGAATTTGATGTTGATAGTGTATATCCATATGCAGACGATATAGTATTGCCCACTTCAAGTTGATTATATGCCCAAGCTGTAGATTTGCCTTTAAAGGTTGTAGCAGTTGTTGTAGGACCTGTTGTTCCTGCTATAGAATAATCAACATTACAGAATTTAATTTTATATCTCCATTTTGGTCCATTAGTTGGAGAGAATATCTCAACGGAATCTATTGTTGCTTTTAATAAATTTCCGTTCAATGGATTTTTGGTATTCATAAACACACCACCAACTGCATCTTTGTATAAAACTACTATTGGCTGTACTGTTAGTGATACTGAAGTTGGTGGCGTTTGAGTAGGATATATAAGTCCGGATGGAAATGTCTGATAATCTCCCCCAATTTCAGCACCTAATGGTATTGATGTAGAAGAAGAATCTTCGGCAAGATTAACAATTTCTATAAAATCTACATCCGAGACGAAAGTTACATCAGCATTACCATCTCCAGTATTCGGATCTACATCATTCCTCATAAATTTTTGTGGAAGACCGCGATATATCCATCTGTTGTCTTCTAGAAACATACTAAGAATTTTAAAATAACCAACAGCAGTACAAGTTGCTTTTATGTTTATACTGTTCGAAGTATTGCCAACAAATCCTCCTCCAAAAGACATATTTGCACCAGATTTAAAATCAATAGCAGATACAGATCCGGGATTAAATTGAGTGCCACCTCCATGTGTCACCTTAACTGAAACATTTTCACCACCACCACCAGCACAAGATACTGGTATTCCTAATGTTAGTGTTTGTGTTTGTGTTGCTCCATTTGGATCCTGGACTGGTGGACCAATTGTGGCTGTTGGATTTTCGCCACAATTTAAAGCAATTGGCGGTGCTATCGCAATTACAGTAGTTCTTCCACTAGTTCCACTAGCTCCTGCAGGACCTTGAGGACCTTGAGGACCAGTTCCTCCTGTTCCATTTGGACATTCAGGATCTACATTAATTACTAAAGATTCTGTACAGCCGAATAAACTAGAAGTACAGGGATTTGAACTATCACCCCCTTCTTCATAGAATTCGTTAATGGAATCTACATTCTCAAGTATTGTAGTTAATTTATAGTCAATAGAACCAATTTGATATATTGTCAATGCATTACCAGAAGCTAATACATTTTTATCTGTAAAACTTCCGACAAGAATCTTAAATGATGCTGCATTGATTGACATTTATGTTGTTATATTTGGATTGAATGTAACTCTTCCTTGTAACAATCTCACAACAAATGGTGTTGTATTGGACTCAGTAGTTGCCCCAACTCCTCCTAGTCTATATTCAAGTTCAATATCGTATAGATATTTTCCTTTAAAATTATTAGTAACGGAATTTGGTATGTGTAATGTTATATTATTATCTGCTACAACAGAAGTTCTATTTACAAATTTGAATATTGCACGATTCGAAGTACCAATTGTCGGACTTTCGTCTATTAGGACATAATCTCCTGCCGCGGCATTCGCATCTCCTCGTCTTTTACAAATAGTCTGTCCTTCTATTTTAAGGTTTGTTGCTGATCCAGTACTATCTTTTATTTTCATACGAACCGTAAGAAAAGTTAATAGAGCGGTGTTTTGCAAATATCCAAAAGCACTTGCTTGATTTGGATACAGTAGTTTGATTTCATTTGGAATATCAAAATTAACAGCAGAGTTGTCATTTTTCCAAAATCGTTCTCCAACATTTGGAAGAAATTTAAAAAGAGTACCATCTTCCGGTTTTAATATCCGTAGAGCAGATAAGAAATCTGAAGATTGTTCTATATTAAGCTCATAAAAGGCTGCTGGCATCGTAATCTACTCCTGATTGTTGTGTTGCTGCAGTTGCTGCGTCACCACCTCCTTGGGGTGCCCCAGCTGGTGGGGAAGAACCCACGCCACCAGCTGGCACACCAGTAGTCTGTGCTGCCATTTGTTCTGCACGCATCTGCTCTTCCATTTGCTTCTGCTCTTGTATCATCTTCTCTTGTTCAATTTCTGTATCGATATTATCAATATCTTCATCGCTTTGACGAAGAATGTTTTTACGAATCCATCTATCGGAGAAGAATTTGCCAGAGTAATCCGACACTTCTCTTAGAACTGCCATACGATCTTTAAGAACTTCTGATTGCTTTGATTCCAAGAACATAGAATCGGTTGAGAATTCAAACTTGATGTGTTGGCTTATTTTAGCCCACTCATCTAAATCGATTATTCCCTTAGCAACAAGTTGCACTCTCATAAAATTCATGAACAGATCTGAGAATCTTAAACGAAGTCTGCTGATAAATTTAGCAAACTTCAGTTCATCTCTGCTGATATCTGCTGCACGACCCATGTTAAATCCGTTCTCGGATTCCATACGAGATGATGGAACATTCAAGCAACGGAAAAGTTTCTTTTGGAAGTATTTGACATCTTCCATTTCGCCAAGATTCTGTCCACCAGGCAGAGTTGTAATTTCTGTACCTTTACCACCTTCGCGACGAGGAAGCCAATAATCTTCCAACATGCTCATGTGTTTTCTATCATCTCTTACTTCGCCAGTGTTGGCATCATATGTGATCTTATTGCGATACCGCAACATGATATCACGAAGATATGATTCTGCTTTATTCTTTGGTAAAGAACCAACATCGATGTAGAATACTCTACGCTCTGGTGCTCTAGACCAACGATAAATCACAGTAGCATCTTCTACCATTCTTAATTGATTCAGTGGTTTGATTGCTTTATGAAGGAAACTTACAACTCGTTTTGTTCCATAATCAAACAGTCCAGAATGACAATAATTAATAGAATCCGGAGACATCTTCACACCTTGCGCGGTGTCATATGAATTTGGTCTATCTGATACTGTGTATATGAAATACTCTTCCATTCCAGCAATAACATCAATACCATTAATTTTATCTTTTTGTTTTACTTCTCTTACTTTTTTGATTCTAGTAGGATCGATCTGACGAATTTCTTTGATACCCTGTCTAGGATCATCTTCCAGTATCATGTGATAATAGAGCCGACCATCAATATACCATCGTCTGCTTATATCATAGCATTTGTGATTAAAATCAAGTAAGAAGATAATCTTTTGGAATTCTTCATACATTACTTTCTTTACTTCTTCTGGTATAATTGAATTATCGACTCTATCGATATTTAATTTAACAATTTCACCAGTTGCATCTTCTGTTATCATTTCATTGATAACATCATCGATAGCCATTTCTACTTCTGCGTGAAGACTCATCTCACGATATTTTCTAACCAAGTCAACATCCGACTTGATGGTTCCATCAAGATCAACATACCATCCTTGAAAACCACCGGCTTGAACAAAGGCAGCGCCATCGTCCAAAACCGGCGGTACTAAAGAGGGTGATATTTCGTCAGACTTGGTTTTACCAAATGTAAAACCGAATAAATCAAATGCCATAATAAAGCTCCTTCACAAGTATATAGTCAGTTAAATCAATCCTTGACCAGGTCCGGCAGAAGTACCACCGTCTACTGTGAAATAATGGTACTTTATAGCTACTGTAAATTCTACTAAAGCATCATTATTGTCGTGAGAAAGATCAACAGCAGAAACATCACTGCACCAAGCCTTATTCAAGACATATGTACGAATTGGATTGTGCAGACGATCCAATTGTGACAATTTAACAACTGCATTCAGCTGGTTATCATTTGGTAATAGACCTGTATTGCTAATGTGGTTGTTCCAAGCATGATTCCATGCCTCAAAGAAATGCCGAATTCTCATATTAGTTCCATCACTCAGAATAGTCAGAGATACATCATTATATAATCTATCTCCTGGGAATTTATATATTCTTCCCATGTGATTTACAGGAATTTCACCAACTGTAGTTTCTGGTAATTGAATTGCTTTGATGTGAACTATTTGATCGTCTTGGCCAAGAAGTGGAACTCCTTGTGGTGTATTAGATATTTGAATCTGAAATAGATTCGATCTTGCTCCACCATCAAATTTACTTGTAAATTTTGTAATGTCCATTAGATTGATGCTCCTTTAATTATGCTCCAACCACTTCTTCGAAACTTAAACCAGATGGCGTTGCGATAAAGTTGAGTTGAATGAAGTTGATTGATTTGTTCGGCTTAATATAAATGTCAGCAACAAAGTTATTAGAATCAATTACTTGTGATGTATTGTTGGTTTCATCGCATACAACTCTGAAATCTGTAATACCTCTTCTTCCTTGAACATTTCTTAAGAAAGGAGTAACAAAGTTAATAAATTGTGCTCGTGTAAATGCATCATTGAATTCGAACAATTGGAATTTAGCTGCAGTTGCAATAGATTTTTCAAGAATGATGAACAATCTGCGTACATTGATTCTATCGAATGCAGACGGTCTGCTGAGAAGAGTTTTATCTCCAAACAACACTGGTCCAATTCCTGGGAAAGAAACCACTGGATTCATACCAACCTTATATAAATCATCGCGGTTGCTTTGATTTGGGTTGAATGGCAGTTTAACAACACGGTTGATACTACCACGATTCAGTCCAGCTGGTGAAAACCAAGGATCGTTATTTTCATCTGTACGAACGCACAATCCAGCAATATCAGCATTCAACGGAACATAAACATATTCATCGTTGTAGTTGTCGTACTGAAGTTTGTATCCAGTATCTGCTACACCATATGAAGTAGAATCTCCGTTTGCTCTGAATGTAAGAATGTCTGCAACATATGCAGAAGGGGTTTGGTTGAATCCACCAGCTGGAATTGGAGACACGAATGCCACCACATCTTTTCTGGCTTCAGCAATTTCAATTACGCGATAAGCAGCAGTCTTGCCAAGAGGTCCTGTTATAAACAGAGCAACATCGATGATTTCTGGATCACCCATGTATGTGTTAAATGCTTCTGCGATATCATCGTCTGAAGGTGTTGTATCTAATGCTCCGCCATATAGATTACTTACTATTATATTTTCTCCGCCACCCTCTTGCATCACTTTAAATGCAGAAGATGTCGAAGGAACCACGGTAGTTCCCCATATAGTACTTCCTGAATCAAGTGAAACCGTAGCTGTTGCTGTGTTTTGATTATTTATTGTAACTGCACCATCATCCAAATGATTCAATGCCCAAAC